CAAATTGTTTTGTACTAGATTCTAATTGAGAACGTAAGGTTCTGACTTCATCCTTATGTTTATTTAGTGTAGAATCATAGTGTTTTTTCAAATCGTCATAACGTTTCTTAAAAACACGATCTTCAGCTTTAGCAGGGCGTTCAGCGATAGGAGTAGCCTTTACTTCTGATTTTTCTGCAGTCTCTTCAGATGCATCGGTGTCCTTCTGTTCGGTTGCTGCGGTTGCCTTTTCTTTTTGTTCTCTATGAAATTTAGCTAATTCACCTTTAGCAAATGCTTCAACTTCAGCATCGTCTTCTCCTCTATCCTTTTTATAAGGATTTGGATTAGGCATTTTAACTTTAGTTTCTTGAGAAACTTTTTCTTTTTCTTGTTCCATTATTTTTTACCTCTTTGGTTGAGTGCCTTATGGATAAGGGTAGCTCTAAACTTTTTCCATATTTTGTGGGCTAGTCATTTGACTAGGTGGCACATTATCATCTTTTTTGATTATAGATCTAAAATTATTAATAGACCCAAATCTTTCTGCAACTAATTTAGCTGGAACTATTACAGTGGGTTCATTAGTACCCATTCCTGGAAATAGATCTTCACCAAATAATTGTGAAAGAACTTTTTTAAAAGATGGTGTTAAATGAATATTTAAGATTCGTTTATCATCATCTTTTAAATTTTGTAAATTTATCTGTGGTTTATTATTTGCAACTACTTGTTGTTTTGGTTGTGCAACTTTAGGAGGCATTTTAATATTGCCAATTTTAGGTGCTTTAGGTATTTTAGGCCCAGTATTAACTGGTCCTGTTGTACTCATCATTGGTTTACCTGTTGCATCTATTGCCATAATTAATAATCGTATGCTGGTCCTCCCATATCGACTCCATAATCTGTATCATCACTACCATTATCACTTTGTGGTCCAATATGTGATGGTGGTGACATCATACCACCTGATGGTGGTGCTGGTTGTTCTCCTTCATCTGCTGGATCTGTATCTGCATCAAACACTGTTCCAGGTTTTAAATCTTCTCTTGTATAAGTTGGACCTGCGTTATAATCTGTAAATGCATCATAATCACCATACGTTTCATATTCTGTTTGCATTGTATTCATTTTATCTTTATAATAATCGCTTTCAAAATATTCATTTATAATATTATTTCTTTGATATTCAGAATATTTATTTAATCCTGTTGCTGTTAATGCAACAAAAGGATTAATTACTGCTGCTGTTAAACCAAGATTTTTTGATGTACGTACACCTTTGTTAACAGTTTTAAAAATATTAGTTGCATCAGCTATTGTTGTATATTTAGAATATTTATCACCTTTTGATTCTCCTAATGCCTTATAAATATTTTGTGTAACAACATCTTTAATATCAAATTGATCAAACTCTTTTACTTTTACTATATCTAAACTTTGATCATCATCTTGATCTGGTTCATTCATAATAAATTTTTTAATTTTAATTATTGTATCTGCTAAAGGATCAGATACTAATTCAGTTTGTTCAGTTGATGGTGAAGAATCAAATTGAAATCTATTTATAGCTTCACCTATATTAAATACTTTTGCTGACCCAGCAGATCTTGTATTAGTTATAACTTCACTTTTAAATGAAGCATTACCCGCTTCATCATATGTCATAACTAAACGTGTAGCCTGCCTTGTCATATTATTTTTGATTACTCTTCTTGTTCGCTTCTTCTAGGTGTAGTAGCTGGCGAAGCAAAGCCAGCTTCCCCTGGCATCGGAATATTGCCAACTCCGATGTTGCCACCTCCATTTCCTGTTGGATCTGTTGCTGAAGCTCCAGGAGGTACCCCTCCAGGTGTTTCCATTGCACTTTGTTCTCCAACAGCGGCTTGATTGTTTTGAGTCCCACTTGCAGCCCCCATTATGTTTGCAAATATTGCTGCTTTCTCTGGATCATTGATCACTTGTTCAGGATCAATGTCTAAAGTTTTAGCAACTTCTTTTAGTATTGTATGCCATTTTACAAACGGTGCAAGTGATGGATTAGCACATGTTTGCATAAATGTTATTAGTCTTTGTGATCGAACTTCTTTTTGCATTAATGATGATGTGCCTCGTGGTTTAATTGCTAAATC